TTGGTATGGCGATCTCTTGCTCCTCTACCCATGGGACCATCTCCTGTGTTGGGCGACGCTGTAATGTCATCTTACAACCGGATGGCTAAACTTTGTCGTGCCTACAGTGGTCACAAGTGGAGCAACCTGGAGACGGCGCTATCTTACTCGGGTAGCATGAAGCGCCGGTACCTTGAAGCAGAACGGTCGTTGAGAGTGGATGGACCCTTGGACCATAGGGACTTTCTGCTCAAGGCCTTTCTGAAAGCTGAGAAGATACCAGCTGGTAAAGATGCAAAACCTCGGATGATATTCCCCAGGAGTCCCAGGTGCAATCTTGCCATCGCTTCTTATCTTAAGCCGTTCGAGCATTGGCTGTGGGGTTATCTCACTGCTCGACGTCTTTTCGGAGGTTTTAACTCCAGGGTTGTGGCAAAAGGCCTTAATCCCAGAAGGCGTGCGAATCTGATTAAACGTAAGTTTGATCAGTTTGAGGATTGTGTTGTTTTTGAGGTGGATGGCAAGGCGTTCGAGGCGCATGTCACTAAACCTCATTTGGTGCAGGAACACCGTGCGTATCTTGCCGCCTATGGTGGTGATAAACGCCTTGCTTATCTTTTGGGTAAGCAAGAGTTCGTAGGTGTTACACAAAATGGTGTAAAGTTTAGCAGGATGGGGGGAAGAGCCAGTGGGGACTTCAACACGGGCATGGGTAACACGCTCATCATGCTCTCAGTTTGTTCTGGAGTGTTGAAGACCTACCGTTGCAAGTTTGACATTCTTGCTGACGGTGACAATGCGCTGGTTTTCCTTGAGCGTGGGTCTCTCCGTCTTGTTGTTGATAACTTTGCTCGTGATGTGCTGCAGTCAAGTGGGTTTGAGATGACTCTCGAAAAGCCTGTCGACTACTTGGAGGGTATAAGATTTGGACGTTCCGCACCAGTTAATGTTGGTTCTTTTTGGACAATGGTGCGGGAGCCCTGGTCTGTGTTGTCTGGTGCCTATGCGAGCCATAGGTGGTTGCGGGAACCATCTTTTGGCAGGCGATGGGTTAATGGGGTGGCTAGGTGCGAGTTGTCTTTGGCACTTGGTGTACCCGTCCTCCAGGCGGCAGCCCTCCATGTCTTGAAGACTACAGAATCGCTCAAAGGGGTGCCTGTTGACGCACTCACCGATTACTTTGTTGTCGGCGCATGGTTGGCTGGGGTTGAGGATGTCATCGAGGTTTCTAGCGTTGCTAGGGCCAGCTTCGAAAGGGCCTTTGGTCTTTCCGTAGAGGAACAACTTCTTTGGGAAGAGAAGTTGTGTAGGGTAGCCGTTGGACACCCTCAAGGCATTTTGTCAATGCCTCCTTACTCTCGTTGGAGAGAAGCTGAGCCGGGGCTCTATGAGTCTTACGTCGATGCCCACATTTGAGGGGGGTAGCTGTCAAGGGAAGTCGTATGTGTTTGCGGGTGTGGAACGGATGCCCTGAGGTCCGTTTGAGCGATGCGGGTGTTGGGTCCTGGTCCGGACTTGCTAGCAACCGTTCCAGGGTAGCCCACCCTGCCTTGGTCGCGAGGGCTTTTGCTGAGTAGCTGTGGTGGCTACATGGGTGTACAGGGCGACTAGTACCTTAATGTTGGTGGTCAAACGTCTGTTGATTCGCAGTTCAATTCAGTTTAGGGCGGAATCCTGCAGAAGAGTCGTCGCCAACGACGCGTCCCCTTTTTCAGATGGGCGCAAAACACGAGACGGAAATTGACAGTCCCTCAAAGCCTATGGGGGTGGGCTCCTTTCACCCCCCTCCACCTTTGGATGTGACGTGTCCATGGGTGGGGCTTATACGTCCGTTTAGCCAACGTAATGGTCAGGCCAGGTGACTGGGACACTTCTAAATACCTTCGGG